AGACAATGGGGAGTCTGACTTCAATTCGCTGAAACCCTTGGTTGTATCGCAGTTTACATGCAGTAGGAATACTGTCATAAAAACCAAGACAACAACCGAAAGAATCAGAATGAATCTTAGCCCTATCAAAGAACATGAGATCAGAAAGTATCTGGTTCACACCAGAAGGACTTAATAATCTGTTAGTTCCAGATAAGGACGAAAATTCATACTTGCGCAACATCTCATTACTGAGGTATCGTGCGAGGGAATATACGGGAACGGGTAGAATAGAATCTGCCCATTGACGTAATAAGTCAGCCGTGTGTCTGTAACCTTTAAGGAAAAATTTCCTTTGGAGGTCACAGATTACAGGGTGTTCGACGATGCTAAGTCGGTCGTACGAGAACAATTTGTTACGTATAATGGTAACATCTTGCCCACGATACCATTCTGAGCCGCATGACTCTCTGAAGGGAGTCTCAAAACATGTTTTTGACATGTTAGGAGAACAACCAACAGATTGTAATGTACCCAGAAGAGTAGGAAGAGCATATCGGGGGACGATAATATCGTCTCCAAATATTGCAATTTCACGACCGATACCACTATCGGACCTAGTTCGTTTACACGACTTAGGATGAAGCGACGCTATGTGACAGGAGCCCATTGTAAGGGCCCAAAACACTAGTGTCTCAATAGGGAAGCAAGTTGCTGACCCCATTGGTGCAAAACAGACTAAACGATATGACTTATTGAGATAACTCATAAAGTCAGATCGCGTCGACATTAACTGTTTACGGAGCTTTGGTAAATCCGAAAGGAGATACCATACCAACGTAGCAGAGACTGTATCTGAGGCATTAGAAAGATCTAATGTAACAGAGTCTTTAAAATAAGACTCCTGTGCCATCTTTTGATTGAAGGTTTGATCCCTCATTCTAATAGATAGCTTCAGAAGCTTATTTCTGTCGACATAGTCCATAATAGCCTTCATCTGACCTTGCTGAAGATACTGGTTTATGGTATTTTCAGACGAGATCAGCCGAGGACCCTTAAAGTCCTTTGGAACCAAGCAACATCGTGTTGTTACACGATGTAAAAGCTTGATTCCAAAACCTCTTTCGAGGCTGGCTCTAAAGGAGTGGGTTCCATAAGATAGATAGGGATAGACGGACTCGGCCTTTGCAGGCCAAGTACGAATATCCCAGCGCTCAAACTTATCGAGTCTTTCAGCGACAGAGCCCGGACCATGTCCAGGGTGAATGTCGGAAAGATCCAAATAAGCGAGAGTCTTGGTTAGAAGCCTCTTAGCTTCTAATAGAACAGGATGATCTTTCTGAATAACAATGCTGCGAAGCATAGTCATTCGATCGGAAAATCCCGTAATCGCAGTCTCGCAATCTTGGGTACTAGGCTCACAATGGAGCTTAGAATCAAGGAGCAGAAACTGCCGCAAGAATCCTATGGAAATTAAACAAGGTTCAATCTGGAGATCGCCCGACTGAGGATCAAATATTCTATTAAAAACAGAATACAAGATCCGAGGTAGGCGTGTGTCCTTCTTGTTGGCAACGTTCTGAATACCTTTAAAAGTACCAGAAATCAGGCCAGCATCAAGGGCCTTCCCTAATTGAGGGAGGGTTACCTTGACAAAGCTAGTACCTTCATTATGTAGCCTTTCAACTATATAATGGAGATCATTATCAAAAAGAAGTAATCCAAGACGTCGCCCATCTTCGAACATTGATGTTCGGAGTGCGATATATCGCTCCTGGAACGTTTTAAGGTTTCCCAAAAGGGTTTCCTCCAAGCGTCCATGACGATATTTACCGTCTTAACCATACATCAATTGAAGACGAAAGCTTGTTAGGCTACCAAGTCAAACAATGCTTGGATTGAACGGCCCGGTTACATTGTAGTCACCCTCAGGGGTGGCTCCATTGAACAAGGACGTTACATTCGCCGTCAGATTGGCGTAGGAAGTCATCTGGGCCATGATATCTTTAGTCATGGCCAGAGTAACCTCCGTGCTTCGAGGAATGTTCAGCTGAAGAGAGGCCGAAAGGACCATATATTGGCCAGTCGTACTCTCAACAATCGCCTTAGAAAAGACGATTTGATGCCGATCAGTCCCACGAGAACCTGCGGGTCGGAGAAAGTGTTGAACGCGAAGAGTTTCGGGGGTCGTAAGACCCGCGGACTCATTCCCGTACACTTTCAACGAACCTTGGTTCTGTTGAAGCTTATACGTAACATCTGATGTTCCGTTGGATTTTGTGACGATAATATCAGCCATGGAGGACTCCTTGTGCTGCTGTCGAATTTAATCATATGGCAATGAGCCATATGCTTGGACAGCGGATGAGCGGCTTAAGGATACCGAACCTAATCTATCTTAAAAGACGTTGCACAATTAGTGAAGCGCCTAATAAGTATTGGATGGGACCGAGTGCTGATAGATCAACCACACCCGATGTATCAGGGATTGAAGAGTATCGTTTATACGATGTGGTCGCCCGAGTGGCGACAACAAAGGGACCGGTAGGATAGGTAATAGGATCAGTTGAAGGCGAAATAGCGGGGACACAATAAAGGTCCTCAACTAACTCAGCTTTCTCAGATGCCCATAACCCCCTATACTGCGTGAACGGGCCACCGACGCGAAGACGAGACACACTATTGAGTCTCTCTTGAGCGTTTGTGAACCAATCCACAACAAATGAGTAGGGAATTAATTCCCATGCCAGGCCAGCCATCTTGTTTATACCGAAGTATTCAAGATAGGCCAACCAGGTGTCACTCATATTAAGGTCCTCGCGGACACGACCCCAAGCGCCTATTATAGCAGTGCTACGTTTATAGTTGCATTGCCATTGATAGTCGCAAAGGACTCCAGTATCTGGAGGTAACATGTCGTTGTTAACGATATTCGCAGCAAGTTGCTGCTTAACCCTAACAGGAAGATATCGACCGGGAGCAGATCGAAGTGTATTGAGACGTGAACTAACCCTTTGATGGGCGAGAAACGTATCTTGCAAATCGCTGATTCCCGGGCGTACGGCAAAGTTATAGAACAATGTCGCATTCGACGTCTTCTTAGCTAGATGCCTGGTCATTTGACCCAGGTTATATGATGATAGACGCTTTCGAATATATCGTGGTGAATGCTCTAATTCATGTGTAAAGAGACTTAATAAGGTCTTAATACCATGTCGTGGGGAGATAATGGAAAATATGGCATCTTTGAAGAAGTCATACTCGACAAGATCCTCACCAAGCATAAACTTAGACGGTATAATCTGATCGGCAGCTTCATTGAAGCTATCGGTTAAAGCGAACCAATCATGGAGCGGGACATCTCCTACAGAAAACGCACCAGCTGACGATGATGATAAAACATCACCAGGATCAGTTAGGAACGGAACTGTATCGAGAATTAACGCACCAGGATCATCATATACTAGCGTCTGTGACACGAGACGTTCATGAAGTGCATTGCCAACGTCATATAGTTTCTCGGTAGAGACGAGTAAGTTGTTTTTCAACTTTATTCGTACAGAATCGTGAAAACATTTATGAACTTGGCGGAGGGAAGATTCAGCAAGACCTTCAGAAGAATCAAAGGATTGAACGGTATTTAGCCGCCCTTTCCTAGAGATATTCTGATGATTAGTTGAAAGTCCGGGCACATCAAGGTCATCAAGCATATCAGAAGATCCAATAGAAATTGGCATCGGATCATAGGTACGAGTACTCGTCTCCTTATAAGGGAGATGATTTACATCGCTCCAGGTGATCTGATACGTTCTACGGGACTCCTGAGAACACTTGAAGTCTCGAGTCATTAGACGGTGTCTCATGGGTTACTTCTTTCTGATAGATTTATACAAATCACCTATCGTACTAACGATAAAAATGATAGGCTGGATTACCAGGGCCAATACTCGTAGATATTGCATTACACGAAACCAGGAACGGCTGCACTTTTCAAAGAAAAGTTAAGCAGCGAGTCTAGTTTCGGCGGTGCCATATGCGAATAGTTGCCATCAAAGAGATCGGTGCTAACGCCAGAAATGTCGTTAAACGTCAAGCTCGATGCGGTAAATACAGCTCCGCCGGAATTGTCGGTCACAAAATCAACTCTTCTCGACCTTTGGTTGAGAGCTAAGTTGACAGCAGCAAGCACAGTGAGTTTTGCAACTGCTTTTTCAAGCAGGTCACATCGCTCAAGTGCTGCCGCAAGTGAACGACGACGACGAGGATCTGTATTCGGCATGGAAATCTCCTATTAATGATTTGTATATTTCACATAGTGAGATGCAGAGGACATTACTACCTCTGAACGTTGCAATTGCAACTCATCCTACTACGAAGGAACGGGGACCTTGTCTAGGGGTCCC